TTTTGTGTATTGCACTCATTACTTTGGTGCCACGTTCTAACAAAGCAACTGTAGTACCTACAGGCATAGCTGCATTACTATCACCAACATTCATATCGGCAATAGCTGCAAATCTTTTACCAGAGTCAACTAGCAGACCAAGAAGTTGCATTAATACATTACTAGGTTCTTTAATTGGAAGAGGTATAAGATTTTCACGCAGAGATCCACCAGTTGTGTCAATATCTCTAAATTCACCTGGTTGTAATGGCTCATCCTCATCACGTATTCTCATGCCTCTAGCTTTAAAACCAGCAGGTAAATTAGCTAATGTACCAGCATCTATAAGCTGTCTCAATATAGATGTAGAAGCTTTAGATAAACCACCGATCATGTGTGATAAACCTAGTCCATAAAAGCCGAGTCCCGGTAAAAACTTGTACTGTATGAAATAATTTATTTTGTTTTTTAGAGGATCTGCTTCTAAATAATTTCTTCTGATTGATAATATAGTTTCTGACTCTTCGTCAATAGTGACAATGTAAGGTAACTTAAGTCCTGTTGCATTGCCCTCTTGGTCTATATCTTCAAAGCCTTCAAGATCTAAAACTGTGTGTACTTCATAAATAGTTCTGTTTCTGTCTTCTTTATAGCTTGGTTCAATACCTTGAATTTCGTTTATTTGTTTGTTTATTTCTGATTCGTCTTCACCATAAGTATCTTCTGGTATATCTACGTTTGCATAAAAACCAGTGACTTGTTGTTTCTTTACTTCGTTATAAGACATGCTTATTGCATGTGTAACCCTTTCAGCTGAGGATAAATCAGAAGCTTCGTAAGGTACTATAAGATCTTCAGGTGTTATAAACTTTGATACAGCCTTATTAGTTACAAAATCAAAGTAAACTTTTTTAAATGCAGATCCTGCTAGTGGTAAATAGAACAACAACATATCTAGCTCTGGATCATACTCTTCCATTACATTCATAATGTAATAGTTCATAAATTCTTGTATTCTGTCAGCCTGGCTTTCAGTTTCTACTGTTCTAGCTCCAATAACTTGTGTTTTGACTGGACCTTTGGCTGGTAGCATTTCTTTATATGCTTGTGCTTGGAATTGGGTAACTGCTTCTGCTAAAATTGGATGTATAACTCCAGAGGATCCTTCAAATGGTTGTGATCTTGATTCATCAAACTTCATACCTAAATATTTAAGGCCATCGGTATAAGTTTTTTCCCATTCGCTTCTGGACTGCTTGTCGCTTTCAACTGAGCTTACAAGATCACCTGCTAGTTGTTCTAAAATAGATATATCTACAAAATCAACCAAATTACTATCAAAATCCATAGGAGGCATTGGATCTTCCATAATTTCGTCATCTAAAAGTACGCCCTCCTCGTTGACTAAAATCTGTGCAGCATTTTCTATTTCTTCTGTTCTGCTTGGTTCTGTCATTACTTCAACAGCGGAGCTGTTGTCTATAATGTCCGGGTTTGTTTCAGTTCCTAATCTTCTTTCTATAGCCATAATATTTAGTGTATCACTCTTGGTCTTTTTTCGTCACCTGTTAAAATTAAATCAACTAATTCTCCATTCAATGATAATCCTTGGCTTTCAGCTATTAGTTGTGCTTGTTGCCAAGTTTCAGCATGTATATCTGGACCTTCATATTCTTCTTCATCCCAAGTAAACCTGGTTATAAATATCTTTTTTAAAGTCATTAGTAATACACCACTCTGTTTTTTTTCATAAGGTGTGCTTGTTCCTGGTAATCTTCTTTCAAGGATACAAAACCACCCTGTCTAAATCGCATTAAAGCCATTGTAGCACTATCGCAAAAGTCGTCATAGTCGCCATAAGGAAAGGAAGCCATCTCCTCTATAACCTCATCTGCAAAATCATCTTCTGGTGCCCAAACCATGCCAGATTCAAATATAGGCGCGACACTATTCATTCTAGCTACCTTATCTTGGCCTCTGCTTGGTGAGTATGCTGTTACTGGTATGCCCATTCTTCTTAATTCTTGTGTTAGCGGTGTACCAGATGCTTTTGCTTCAATCAACACGCAATCTGGATCCCAATATTTATATTCATCAAATGCTATCTTTTTTAACTCTGGAAAGTCAACCCTAAATCGTTTTGCATCTAATAAAATAATTGCATTGGTATCTTCGTTGCCAGTTTCAAATATTGCCCAGGTAGTAATTGCTGAGTAGTCAGCTGTGTCTTTTTTAGAAAAGGCTGTATCGTAACTTTGTATTATATAACTGTGTTCCGGGACATCTTCATGCTCCCAACGGTTCCACCACTCTCTCTTTTTACTATAGAACCAGCCTCAGCAGTTGGGTTTTGCATCCACTGGCTGTTCCATTTTGCAACAGGTAGCGAAGCTTTGACTGAAAGCAGTTCTTCTTTTTTCCAAAACTCTGGCCATAAAGGTTTATCAGTTTTTGGCATAATTGCAGGAAACTCTACAACTTCCCATTGGTCTGCATTTTCATCACCTTGTTTTTTTAACACTTTACCGACAAGATCTTTTACACTCCAACGCGTCATAACGATAACTATAATTCCACCAGGCTGTAAACGCTGTCTAGGTCCAGAGGTGTACCATTCATAAGCTGATTCTAAGGATTTTGGTGAAAGTGCGTCCTGTTCCGAATGTGGATCATCAATAATTAATAAATCTGCACCACGACCTGTAATAGCACCACCAACACCAGCGTAGAAACTTTCACCTTCTTGGTTAGTAGTCCATCTACCAGCAGATTTGTTGTCTGCTTGCAGTTTTAAGTCCGGGAAGATATGTGAATACTCATCGCTGTCAATTATGTTTCTAACTTTTCTACCGAATCGTACTGCTAGTTCGGCTGTATGGGTAGTCTGTATAATTTTTAAATCACCTCTTCTACCCATCATCCAAGCAGGAAAGTATGTTGATGCAAATTCAGATTTTGAGTGCCTGGGTGGTAAACAAACTATAAGACGTTTTAATTTACCTTCAGCAATCCTGTTAAATTTCTCACCTATAATCTTATGGTGTCTACCTTCTATAAACTCTGGCCATAAGTGTTTTACAAAATTAATAAAATCATTTTGACAAACATCTTGTTTATCTATTTGGTCGTATCTGTGCAATAAAGCAAGAGCTTCTTGTTTATCTTGCTCAGAAAGTATATCAAAATCTTTTATTGAAACTTTACTCATATTTTCCTAGTAAAGACGGGTAGAGCAGCTAGGTAGTGACATAGTAACCACTCTAACCCTAAGCGTAAAACGCCTAGCGTCAGTATATATCAAAACCTAAACTTGGTGCCATTCTTTGCCTTGGAATAACAATGCTTCAGCTTCTCGTCTTCTAATTAATCCCTCTTTTACGACTCCAGAGGCTTTATTCCAGCGTTTAATTTGCGCTGGCACATCCTCATAATCACCTTGGTTCAGAACTTTTAACATAGTAGAAGAATTAAGGTTTGATGGGCCTAAATTGTAAGTCCAGCTTACAAGAGCATCAAATTGGTGCTGACTTAAAGGCATTTCTACTGCTTTGTGCACATGATCTTCATATTCTACAATTTCCTCTTCAAGCCAGTTATCTGCTTGTTCTTGCGTACAAGTATCACCCATTTTTACATCTTTAGTTCTTCCCCAGGCTATTGTAGGTACATTTGCCGCGCACTTGTATGCTTCTAATTCACAACCTTCAAACTTTTTAATTAAATTTAAACCTTCTTTTGATATAGACATTTTAATAATCTCCCCATATTTTTTCTTTTTTTCCGCCATGGTATTCGACTGCATGACCTTCTTTAATAAGCATTTGACAAATATCTTCACCGTTTTCATCGTATGGTATACCCAAGATTCTGCCATATTTGCCTTTTCCAAGTGATTTTACTTTGAATTTGCCTACACATAACTCTTTTAACCTTTCTTTTGCAGCTAAACCTAGCTTTTTTTCTGCTAAGTCTCTTGTGCGGCTCTCTGGAGTATCAATTCCTGAAAGACGTACTCTTTGTTTATTTAATTTAACGTCAAAACCAAGATCTATGATGCAATCAAAGGTATCTCCGTCTATAACTCTATCTAGTTCGCAATTATATACAAACGCGTCTGGTGCTTTACTCATTTTTATCCTCTGTTATTGTTACTTTTCTATAATACACGACAACTTCTTTAAGTTCGTTAATATACCTTTTTAATTCTTGCATGTTATAAGCCATAAGCTCGTAATCTGGTATGGACATGGCCACAAAAACTAATTGGCCTTGATCTTTTTCTACCCTAGCTAAAAAGTCATCTATATTTTTGTCAGATACTACATACCAATAAGGATCTTTAAGATCTATCTCTCTGGGCATTATCGGCTGCACTATATTTCTTTCTATAGGCTTGCTTATAATTTCTACTTGTTTAGTTGGAATCAGACTGCAACTGGACGCCATTATCAAGGCTGTCAATATTACGGCTGTCTTCTTCAATGCTATCAAATACATCTTTTGTTCCTTTGTTTACCCTAGGTTCTATTAGACCGGGTTTAGCTGCTGCTAATTTAGTTAAGTTGTGACGTTTAAAGATGTCAAGGTACCTTGTCATTTCTTGCTGAATCTCTTGGTTACGTCCTTGTAGTTCTAATAAACTACTAGCTTGTAGTGCAAAGTCTTTTTGTATGGTAGCTATAGTTTCTTTTTGTGTTTCTACAGCACCTTCTAGGAGTGCATTGTTTGTGCTCAATATTTTGTTTTGCGTGTATAAATAATAAGAGCTCAAACCAAAAACAGCTACAAGTGCTAATAAAAACTGTTGCATTAGCAATCCTCTATAATATAGTTAAGACCTGCGGAGCTTTGATATTCTATAATCTTGCCGTTTACGTCTCTAAATTTTAAATGTTTTTCTTTTTGCACAATAATTTTTTTTGTTATAAAAGATCTGTCATCTGCGTCACCATATTCTTTATTAAACGATACAGTTATTTTATATCGCTGCCTAAATTTACTTAAAACCCATTCTACTAACTTTTTCCACATTCTATACAGTCCAAATTGGTAAAGAATTTTTCTTACCTTTAACCTTAATTGGTTTCAATGACTTTAACACAAGTTTGCAGTTTTTTGCAGTTTCTTGCCCAATTAAAATATCTACACCAACCTCTTTGGTAGCAGACTCTAATCTTGCAGCTGTGTTTACAGGATCTCCAATAGCAGAATAATCAAAACGAGTTGAGCTGCCCATGTTACCTATCACTGCAAATCCGGACTGAGTTCCAACCCCCACCTGGACTGGAGTAGATAAAGTTTTATTAAGCTCTGTAATACCTGCTTGTATATCTATTGCAGCCTGGACTGCTTTGGTTTCGTGATCTTCAAGATCTAAAGGAGCTCCGAATATAAACATACCTGCGTCCCCAATAAATTTATCTGTCATACCGCCTAATTTTTGCACAACATCTACTTGCACTGTTAAAGTCTTGTTCATAATATCGGTGACTTCTTCTGGCGATAATTTTTCACTTAGAGCAGTAAAACCACGTAGATCTGTAAATAAAAACGTGCAGTATCTTTTTTCTCCGCCAAGTTTTAATAACTCTGGATTGTCTTGGAGTTGTTTAACTTGCCTAGGATCTAAATAATGCTCAAATTGTTTTTTTATCTGTTGTCTTAACTTGTATTGTTCTCTAAACCTTAAGTAAAAAGCTGTGGATCCAGTAATAAATTGTGATATCAAGGTCCAGGTAGCGTCTAACAAGATTCCATTGTGGATAAGTGTGTATCCTGCATAAGCTGTAGATAACATTATTGCTAAAGCTATGCTTATACCCCATGTAATACCAAAAGCGTGCAATACAACCCATATTAAGCTTACTGAGACTAAAAAAAGTAGTATTTCAGCAGCTAGGCTCCAATCTGGTATATAAGGCGAGTCTTGTATTAAGATTGACTCAGATAATGCTGCTTGGATCTTGTGCGGTTCCATAAGGCCATTGGGTGTTGCAACCTGCGGCATAATTCCATTTGCAGTAACACCAATAAAAACAAATTTGCCTGCAACATCCATTTCTTGCAGATCTGTTTGTGGTGTATCTACCCAAGAGATCCATTTGCGGCCAAGACTATCAGTTTTAACAGGTGGTATTCCTCTTACTGATATTTCTTGCACACCATTATCATTTGTAGTGATGATGTAAGACCGAGAGCCTGTTAATACTTTAAGTACCTCGGTACCAAAAGCAGAAACCCAACCATCCGGGGTTCTAAGTAAAAGTGGTATTCTTCTTACCAAATTATCTATATCAACGGGTGCTGTAGCTATACCCTCTAATGATTTATCTTGAAGTGTGCTGATATTTTCTACTACACCCTGGGTAAGAATACCACCAATATCATCGCCCTTAATAATTGTGCCAGTAGTTTTTGG